CATGAAAGATGCTATTTTTGAAATTGTACATATAGTGGTAATTGCGGTGCTTTCTGTTTTTTTATTTTTTGCAGTCGCGTATGGTGTGTTTACACTATACAAGCACGCAAACGGTGAAGACCCTGCATCCGAATACCGCGCATTGTGCATTAAAAACGAAGGTAAGCCAGTATTCAACGGCAAGTATTGGGAGTGCATGAAATGACTGACAAAACTGACCGTGAGATTATGCAGCAATCGCTGGAAGCGCTAAATTACATCTCTCGTCGAGATTACGACGATACGCCATTGCATGACTACGAGCTTGCAAAAATGCGTCCAGCAATGTCAACTTTACGTGAACGACTAGCGCAGCCAGAGCGGGAACGCATGAGCAAAATGACTGACCGAGAACTTTTAGAACAAGCGCATGATGCGCTATATAAAGAAGACAGGATTAGTGGGTACGCTAATTACGGAAAATTAAGGAAAGACCTACGTGAACGACTAGCGCAGCCAGAGCCAATGCAGCGTTTTACTGACGTGCAGCAAGAGATAGAGGCCGTACTAGCGCAGCCAGAGCGCGAATGGCAAGCGCTGACGGACGAGGAAATATCCGCAATCAGCAAAAGCATACCAGGTGAAACTGATTTAGGGGCGGCAAAGCGTGTGTTTGCCAGAAAAATCGAAGCTAAATTAAAGGAAAAAAACACATGAAAGATGCTATTTTTGAAATTGTAACTACAGTTGGAATTGTGGTGGCTTCTGTTTTTTTACTTTGTGTATTCGCGCAGGGCGTGCTTTCACTATTCGGTGAAGACCCTGCATCAGAATACCGCGCATTGTGCATTAAAAACGAAGGTAAGCCAGTTTTTAACGGCAAGTATTGGGAGTGCATGAAATGACTGACAAAACTGACCGAGAACTAATACAGCAAGCGCTAAACGATCTTGAAGCGTTGGTCGCATACATCAAAGGCGGTGAGCCTGATCTTTTTATGCAAGTTCCTTCAATTGAAGCACTACGTGAGCGACTAGCGCAACCAGAGCAGTGGGGTATTGACGTACTTGGAGGTGATTGGAACAAATTTGCCCGTGCGGCCGTAGCCATACTAAAAGAAACAAAATGAATGACCGAGAAGCATTTGAAGAACGCGCAGCAATACTTCAATACGACGCTGGAATGAGTAAAGCGGAAGCAGAAAAGAAAGCAAAAGCGCTAATTGAAAAGCGGGAAATGTTGGATAAGATAGCGAAAATGAGGGAAAATAAGCACTAAGACGCATGAGACTTGATGAACTGTCCGATGGCCAGGACGACCCCCCAGTAAGGGAGCTAATCAGGTCTCAGTCGTGTTAGTGAATGCGTAGGCTGATACGCGGCGTGTTGCGGTGTCTGCTGGGCTGAGACTACCCAGAGTCGGAATAGCCAAAACACATGCGGAGATCAGCGCCCGCCACTAACAAAACGAACGCTGCTAATCGGTTATGAGAAATTGGCTAAGCAGTTTGAAATGCAGCACTTAGATGACACCCCGGAAAGACGGGGACTAACATTGAAGCGGAATGCGCAGGCTGATGCGCCTAGGTTACCGGAGCGGTGGTTTGAGGAATACCGCTTGAGTCGGAGTTCAGCACCGGCACGCTTCAATGTTAGTGAATGCGTAGGCTGATACGCAAAAACGGTGTCAAAGAGTCTTCTGTCTGCTAGTTTGATGACCCGTACCTGACTTTGCAATGCAGACATGCGGGAGATCAGCGCCCGCCACTAACAAAACGGACGCTGCTTTCGTTTGCTCGAATTGGCTAGGCAGTTCTAAATGCAGCACCTAGATGACACCCCGGAAAGTACGGGGACTAACATTGAAGCGGCGGCGTGGAGTGCGTAGGCACTTAATGGACACGCACAAAACCCGAATGTTCGTGGCCTCAGACGCGATGAGTAGGGACTGAGATAGCAGGTCAAACCCTGCCTGCTTCAATGTTAGTGAACAGTCCGGCACAGGAGCTACGAAAGTAGCCTGCAAAGCGTATGGCCTGGATTTACAGGTGAACCCTATTGACGAATAGGGCTACGGACATCCGGGGTAATAAGCCCCACCTTATACAGCCTTATATTTTGATAGACATGGACAAGCCAATACTTTACAAAGGCCATGAATGGCGGGGAAGAAGCGGGACGGGCTACGTTTGCGATGAATGCGGCGCTATATGCTCAAAGGCAGAGGAAATGACACTAACCGAATGCAGGCCAAGATTAGCGCCAGTTGAGTGGTTTGGGGCGCATTTACAAATACGCTGGAGCAAAACAGACGACCAGGAATGGCCGCTGGAAGTAGTTTACAAACTTTTCAAACAGGGTGAGACTAAAGAACTGGATAGGCTACTTGCAAAAGAAAGCTATCCTAAACTCGCCCCATGCCGGACAATAACGGGGAAAAAGTACGCACAAATTCCGGGAGTATGGAAAGAGCGAATAAAAGCAGACGCGGAAACAATGGCGCTGCCTGTTTATGTTGTTGACATTGATGGCGACCCTATAAAGTGGGGTGCAAAATGAAAAGAAAATACATCGTCAGTAGATACGCTTTGTATTTGGTCGGGTTAGGTGGTCACTTTAAGAAACGGCCAGTTATTAACTGCGATGCATTCATTTTAGATAGCCGACAATACAAAAGATACATAAGAGCAAGTGTTGCAAAAACCGCATAATTGTGTAGAATAAATCTATCTATAGTAAAAAATGGATAGATTATGACTACTAAGCCGAAATCCGGCTTTGGTCGGCCAAAAGGAATACCTAAGACCGGAGGAAGAACTGCCGGGACACCGAACAAAGCTACGCGAGAATTCAGGGAAACGATCAACAAGCTGTTGGAGGGCAACGCAGATAATGTTGCCAAGTGGCTAACAATAGTGGCAGAGGGTGATTTAGAAAGAGAAATCAAGCCAGACCCCGGCAAAGCCTTAGATTTACTCGCAAAGCTGGCTGAGTTTGCCGCGCCTAAGTTGGCAAGGACTGAGCATGTTGGGGATAATGGTGGAGCTTTGACGGTAGTAATCAAACGATTTTCTGATGACTAAAATCGTATTGCCTAACAATTGGGAGCCACGTAGTTATCAGAAAAAAGCGTGGAAATACTTAGAGCGCGGTGGACGGCATGCTGAATTGATCTGGCACAGGCGGTCAGGCAAAGACGAAATAGCATTGCACCGCGCGGCGTGTGCTGTTTTTGAGAGAGTGGCAGGTTATTGGCACATGCTCCCGGAATACTCTCAAGCACGTAAAGCTATTTGGGATGCTGTAAACCCGCACACTGGCAAAAAGCGAATAGATGAGGCTTTCCCGGTTGAGCTACGAAAAACGACCCGAAATCAGGAAATGATGATCGAGTTCAAAAACGGGTCAACGTGGCAAGTTGTCGGGAGCGATAGTTACAACAGTCTTGTCGGCGCTACGCCAGCCGGGATTGTATATTCAGAGTGGGCGCTTGCTAATCCAAACTCCAGAGCGCATTTTCGCCCGATTCTTGCAGAAAATAAAGGCTGGCAGATATTTATTACAACGCCACGCGGCAAAAATCACGCATACAAGACATTCCAGGCGGCAAGAAACAACCCGGAAGCTTATGCAGAAATTTTAGACGTTGAGCAAACAAAAGTCTTGACGTTAGAAGAAATAGCGAAAGAGAAAAAAGCATTTATTGACGAGTTTGGCGACGATTACGGATTATCTAAGTTTGACCAAGAATATATGTGCAGCTTTACTGCGTCAAACATTGGCGCGATACTAGCGGCTGGAATATCAAAGCTGGAAAAACAGGGTCGGATAGGTTCTCATGTTGAATTTGACCCAGATGGCGCTGATTTTTATATCAGTGCAGACATAGGCAGAAAAGATACGTCAACATGGTATTTCTGGCAGCCAACAATCGGCGGTTATACGATTTTTGACTATGACTGCGGGTTTGGTTTAGACGCTGACCAGTGGTGTGATCGTTTGCGCGACAAAATAAGCCAGTACAAACGAGCCAATGGTTCATCTGCTTTAGGCAATATATGGCTACCCCATGACGCAAGAAATAAGACTTTTGCGGCAAAATATAGCGCAGTAGAGATTTTCCTTAAGTATTTCGGCGCTTCGCACGTCAAAATAACGCCAGACAGCAAAAAAGCAGACAGAGTAAACGCCGCCAGAAGGATTATTCAAAGATGCGAATTTTCCGACAAATGTGAAAAAGGGCTAGAAGGTTTAAGCGCTTGGAGTTATATATGGGACGAGGAAAGACGCATATTTTCAAGCGACCCAGACCACAATTGGGCATCACATGATGGCGACGGATTCAGTTACGGATGCCTGATAGCGGAACAAATTAAGCCAAAAGAACCCGAAAAACCCGCAAAATTCAACATAAAAGCACAAAACGGTGTCATAATTACAGCACCTTTAGATGAATT